AATAGAATCAATAAAAACTAACCATGAAATGAATGTTAACTGGGTTCCAGAATTAATGTCACTATTAGAAAAAGTAAAAGAATCTAAACACAAGTTTTTCTTTTACTTTACAGATGAAATTTGGCCAATGCCAAAGCCTACAGACAAGTATAAGTTTATGATTGGAGATGAAGAACTTGACTTAAACCACGAAAATGTATATTGGTTTTGGAAAGTTTGTATGGATAGTTTCTTTAAAAATAATTTGGAAAATGCTACGCCAAGAATACATGGTTATTATAGACACGAAGACCATTACCAATTCTCAAAGTACATGAGAAGAAATATAACCGAGAACAACCTAATTTAGGCTTGACAATATTACCAAATTATTGTATACTATAATATATAGAATTTAAGAGGATCGTATGAAATATCTAATAGTAGACACAGCAAACACATTTTTTAGAGCAAGGCATATTGCCTTTCGTGGTGCTTCACTTGACGAGAAAGTTGGGTTGAGTATTCATATTACTATGAATAGTGTTAACAAAGTATTCCGAAAGTTCCAAGCAGATCATGTAGTATTTTGCTTAGAAGGACGTAGTTGGCGTAAAGATTTTTACGAACCTTATAAAAAGAATAGGCAAGTTGCTAGGATGGCCCAAACAGATCAAGAAGCAGAAGAAGATAAAGTGTTTTGGGAAACATACGATGACCTCACATCTTTCTTACGTGATAAAAGTAATTGTACTGTTATCCGCAATGAAATAGCAGAAGCAGATGATCTTATTGCTAGATTTATTGCTAAACATCCAGATGATGAACATTTCATTATTAGTAGCGATACAGACTTTATACAACTAATAACACCTACAGTTAAACAGTACAACGGCATTACAGACGAGTTACATACTGTAGAAGGTATATTTAACGACAAAGGTAATAGGGTTCTTGACAAGAAGACCAAAGAGCCCAAAGCAATACCAGATCCTAAATGGTTATTATTTGAAAAGTGTATGAGAGGCGACACTAGTGATAATGTGTTTAGTGCTTATCCAGGTGTTCGTAAAAAAGGCACTAAGAATAAAATAGGATTGTTAGAGGCATTTGAGGACAAAGACCGCAAAGGCTTTAATTGGAATAACATGATGTTACAACGTTGGGTAGATCATAATGATATAGAACACAGAGTGTTAGATGATTATCAACGTAATGTTACATTAATAGATTTAACAGAGCAACCTAAAGAAATACAAGAATATATAGATGAAACAATTGATTCTATAGAACCTAAGAACTTCCCAATGGTAGGGGCAAAGTTCTTAAAATTTTGTGGCAAATATGACTTACAAAAAATTAGTGAGCAAATAGAGAGTTATGCTCACTTCTTACAACTAGGATATAAGGAGTAATATCAATGACAGTTAAGTTAAAAACAATAGTTAAAAATAACTTTTGGATACTAGAAGAAGATGGTACCAAAGTTGGAACAGTTAGTAAGAAAGATAAAAAGAATTATCAACTTCTAAGCAACACAAATGAAAAGCCAGTTACTATGACAATGACTGATATCATTACAAAGTGGGGTGAAGATTGCTTTAAAGAACCTGTAAAAGTTAGTGCCGAAAAAAGTATAACAACTGCCGGTGAAGTTTTCTTATTGTTTGGCTATCCATGTGCTAGTAAGCCAACAAATGAAATGTATGATGTACAAAGAAAATTACCTTTGTACACAAAAAATAATAAAAGCGATAGTGTTCATTCGGCAGGATATTATATTGTAGAATATCCAAGCAACGGTTGGACTAGAAGTTTTTGTCCTAAACTAGTAACACTAGAACGTTATCCATATAGAGGGCCATTTAAAACAAAAGCCGATATGGCATTAGCATTAAAACAAAGCAGAGTTAAATGAGCCTACACATAGATAAATTTAGACAGTTAGTACAGGCAAACCAACAAAAACAGGCGTCTAGCACCGTCTTAGACACCCGTACAGCGACGGATTTATTACATAGCATTACTGAACTTCAAACAAAATTAATTAACGTACAAGACGAATTAATTAACACACAAAAAAAACTTATAGACAGTCAAACTGTTAATGTAGAATTTGACGGAGAAAATTGGTCTAGTTAAGTACTCATATAAAAAGGGTTAAATACTCACAGAATAAAGATAAATACTTATATAATAGGAGTATCAAGTGAGTAGACCAAAACCAGTTATATTATTAGAACAGACAGATAAAACATCTTACCAGACAAGTCAGGTACTAGCCAGTGACGGAATATGGGCAGTCTATTATGAGGACCGTCCAATCAACTTAAAGACATTTAATATGTTAGTAAGTTATCCAGGACCTAAATATAAGAAAGTGGCATTCTCCAATCCAGGCCATGCTATTAACCTTGCTAAGAAAATGAATGCCAGATATGAAACTGACAGATTTTCAGTAGTAAAGTTAGACCGTGGCACACCAATCGACCTCAAATAAATTAGAAATTACTCAATCATTAGTAAAGCATCTTGACGGCGTTAATGAAGCAGAAGCAATGTCTCAATGGTGGCGTAATACAAGAGTTGATTCAGGGTTAAGATTAACGGAATTTGGCTACAACACTTTTACTCAAAAATTATTTCTTAAACGTTATACAATATCAATAGAACAATCTGTTAAACATATTAAAAACAATCCTAGGGTGTTATTGGACTTAGATAGATACTTAACATGCCCTTATTGGTTTCCACCTAGAAAACAGGCTATAATACTATTTGGAGAACAAGAAGCAAATATGGTAGCATTATACAACGGCGATATCATGCTTTATATGAAAAATACGTCTGCTTGGTGCTAAAAACTAGGCCAAAATCAGGCCAAAATCAGGCCAAAATTGCTTAAAATCTAAAAAAAGATTAAAAAGTCTTATATTTCAATGACTTATGTGCTAAAAAAAGACGTCTAATAGGTTGACAAATTGGCCGAAAGAGCGTATACTGTAAGTATAGTTAATAAAAAGGAGTAAGAAAATATGTCAATAACAGAACACAGAACAGTAACTTCCGAGGGTGCTAAAAGAAGCATAACTAAAGCATTTGCTAAAAAGCGTCCTATTTTCCTTTGGGGTCCAATGGGTATTGGTAAATCCGAACTAGCACAAGGTTTGGTTGATTCTGGTGAACTTGGTAATGCTTTACTAATTGATCTTAGAATGGCACTTATGGAACCTACAGATATTAAAGGTATCCCTTTTTATAATAAAGACACAGGTACAATGGATTGGGCACCTCCAGTTGATTTACCTAGTACAGAATTAGCGAAACAATATGATACAGTTGTATTGTTTTTAGACGAACTTAACTCTGCTCCTCCAAGTACACAGGCGGCGGCATACCAGTTAGTTCTTAACAGACGTGTTGGTAATTATGTATTACCTGAAAACGTTGTTATGATTGCGGCGGGTAATAGAGAAACTGATAAAGGTGTTGTTTACAGAATGCCTGCTCCGTTGGCAAACAGATTTTTACATTTAGAAATGAGAGTTGATTACGACAGTTGGTTGAACTGGGCCGTTAACAACGATATTCATTCTGATGTTATTGGACACATTACAGTTCATAAACAAGACTTGTTCGACTTTGATCCTAAAGGTTCAAGTCGTTCTTTTGCTACACCTCGTTCTTGGACATTTGTTTCAGAACTAATTACAGATGATGATTTAGATGATGAAACATTTACTGATTTAGTATCTGGTGCGATTGGTGAAGGCATTGCTGTTAAGTTTATGGCAACTAGGAAGGCTAGAAACAAACTTCCTAACCCAACTGAAATTTTAGAAGGTAAGATTAAAACACTTGACAAAGATGTTGAAATGTCAGGTCGTTATTCACTTACAATGTCTATGTGTTATGAGTTACGTGAAAGAGCTCAAAAATCAGGAGCAAGTACTCAAAAATATATTGAGAACTTCTTAAGGTTTATGATGGACAACTTCGATGCCGAACTTACTGTAATGGGAGCTCAGACTGCCATTGTAAGATACGGTATTAATGTTAAGCCTAAAGAACTTCCGAGCTTTAACGAGTTCCACGAAAGGTTCGGTAAGTATATTAGAAAAGCTCGTTCAATGGATGAGAAATAGGAGGCTTTGATGTCAAATATTAATCCTACCGCAAAAGAAGATATCAAACCTGGCTGTGAAGTTGGGTTTGAAACTGACCCTAAGTTAGATCTTAAGGTACGTGAGCAACTAGTTCAAGCAAGAATTGGTTTGCTTATACTTCATCCTTTTTATGGTAACCTTGCTTTAAGACTTAAACTTGTTAATGCTGATGCTTGGTGTCCAACTGCCGCAACTGATGGCAGACACTTTTTTTACAATACTAAGTTTATTGAAAAACTAGCAGACGGTGAAATACTATTTTTAATGGGACATGAAATACTTCATGTAGTTTACGACCATATGGGGAGGAACCAAGGACGTAACCCACAGTTATCAAATATTGCCGCTGACTATTGTGTTAACGGTGACTTGGTACAAAACAAAGTTGGTACTCCTATTAAAGTAGTTCCTATTTTACACGAAACAAAATATTACGGTTGGTCATTTGAAAAAGTATATGACGACCTTTATGAGAATGCTGATAAAATTGACATGGACGACTTGCTTGAAAAAATGTTAGATGAG